CATGCTTTTTGTTCTTGTTTCTTTCAAGAATTGCTTTGAGTTTAAGCGCTTCTGCTTTCCAGTCTTTGTCATCATCTTTAGACTTTGTCTCAGACTGGTTTTGGTCTTGATTTTCGTCATCGTTTTCGATAACTCCTTCTTGACCTTCGTTGTTTTCATTTTCATCCTGTTCAACTTCAGGAGTGTATTCATCATTGACCATAGTTGATGTTCTAGTTAGACCCTATTTTACAAAGTTGGGCTTCTTGTATGTAATAATTATACTACGTTTTAATAATGCGAGCAACTATTCATATGCAACGGTAATATCTGCAGTACCACCGATTGTAATGTATAGTCCGTTTTTAAACTCTTCACAACCAAAACTGAGTATTCGTTCACCAGTAGTAGCCACAGCAGACAGTGTCATGGTGTTGTGCATGATTCGTCCTGTTGATCCTGTTCCTGATGCGAGTGTTGCTGCACCCCATGCGTAGTTTGCAAGTGTTTCAGTTGTCGCAATAGAGTTTCCAGCAGTTCCAGTAGTCTTTGATACGACGAGCTGTGTCGTGTTTGTGTTCGTTGTTGCATATACTTGTGGGTGTTCGTATGTTCCCGTTGAGTATTCTGTACCAGCAAGACCAGAAGCGTTGACTGCAAGTTTCAAGTTATCAAGAAATACTGCTTCAGATGTTACCCAAAGTACTTGGTTTGCAACTGAATCAAGACCAATTGACTCTGCAAGACGGATAACAAACATGTAAGTAGTTGTGCCAATTGTTGCTGTTGCTCCTGCGGTTGTTACACCGGGGTCTGATGTTCCTGTTCCGCCTCCAAGTGTTGTGTCCGCCCATGAAAGCTGAGTTGACCCTTCAGTTGTTGCAAGTGTATTTGGTGTTGTACCAATAGTTCGTGCCCATACTTTAAGGGTTGTAGCTGTAAGTGTTGTCGCTACAACGTCCGTGTTCACTGTTGTACCAAGCCCATAATCTGTACCTGCTGTACCTGTAAGGTTGATTGCTTTTTTAAGATTTGCTAGGAATGCTGAGCCGTCTACAACACTTCCAATCAACACTTCATTTGCAAGTCCACCATAAGTGAGCGTTGTTCTAGCTGTGTATACTCGTGTCCCAATTGTCACTGTGTCTCCATTTGCAACTGCGGTACCAGTACTCGTTAGGGTACTTGTAGCGTAGTCTGCTGGAACCATAGCTCCTGCTGAAGTGAGTGTACTTGTAGCTACCGCGCCGTTTGCAAGTCCGTCAATAAGTTTAATCGTCCCTGCATTATGAGAGTTGATTATAATACTTTTAACTTTACCTGCTCCTGTCTTTATTAACTCTGATTCTGTAATGTTTTTAAATTTCATACTAAATAGCCTCATTGTAAGGAGATGCCACTTCTTTTTCACTGTTCTTAATCGTCTTTAATTGAGCAAAACCGTCAAGTACGGTATGTACTCCCTCAAAAATTGCTCGTAGGTTCTGACCTAACTCCTCATCTGTCACCGCTTTACCTTGAGCAGATGCGTTTGCAATCAAATGGAACGCTCCATTTGTTGTGTCTAACTTTTCCCCTTTCTGTACTGTGCCGTTAGAGTAAATAACAGCAAACAATACCTTTTTTACCGCTTCGTACATCTTTTCATCAGCACAAAACGATTCAATCTTCGCTATTTCATCTCGTGTTAAATTTTGTTTCATATATTTTTATACCACCGCTTGTGGCTTTTCTTCTTGTAATTCTTGAGGTTTTGTAATTTGTGTGAAGTCAATAGGACTTAGATTTGAGCTTTCGAGAAGTTGGTTGAAGATTTTACCCATTCCTGGCACTTGTTGGAACGCTTGAGGGTTTCTAAGTACTTCACGAATAATGTTTGTGAGCTTATCCGCAGTACCAGCAAGGTCTTTTTGTTTTCCTTTAATGTTTACAAACACAGATACTGGGATGTCACTTAATTCACCTTTCACTACCTCAAAGAAACGTCTACTTCCCCCTTTTTTAAAGTCTTCTACATAGAATGAGATGAGTTCTTCTTTGTTTTCCTTAGTTACCACTTCACCGTCTAGCATCTTTTCAGCGATTTCTCTTTCTGCTTTGTTTCGAGCAATAATATCACTAATTTCGATGATTTCTTCGAGTGACAACTCCTCTGAGAACTTAATTCCATTATTCATCTCATCTACTAGGTATTTTAATATCCAATCTCGATAGAGAACATCGGCAAAGAATGTAGCAATTTTGCCCTGTCGGTATTCATGTAAGCCCTGACCTTGTTGAACAACAAGATTTTGGAGAGCAAAAGGAGTTCCTGAATTTGGATTAGTTCCTAGTTGTGCATCACTTGCAGATCCAAGAATACGTGCAGAGTTTTCCTGCTTTGTCTGGTAATTGGTGAATGCTGTAAGGTTTTGTATCTGTCCGTCAACCTTTGTAATAGGTTTACCCTGCTCATGTTTGAGAACAGTGTTGTCTTTAAGTTCAGAGAGTTTCTGATTTCCATATTCTTCGCTGTCTGTTTGGAAGATAGTAATAGCAGCGTCTAACAGTTTCTTAATCTTAATCGCTGAATAATTATTCCATACTTGTGGTTCAAATAATGTCTCAACAATAGAACGTCCACAGGCGCGCCCTTTAGAACGTACACCGTCAATTTTTAATGCTTTGAAGTTCTCATTAAGCGGCTTATCTACACCTTTAAATAAGGTAATACCGTTCTTTTCTCCGTCTAGTGCTGTGTAATAACAAACAATGTGTATCTGTGGAGTGTATGTAAAAGGGTCTCCTTCTTCCTTAATCCATGACTCTGGTAAATCTCCACGTAATTCATAAACTTCTATGTATTTACTAGGTGTTTTTACCTTTCTTTTACCAGCTATGTTTATTTCTTTCTCAGCCTGAGCCATCATTATAGCTTCGTCTATCTTGTTAGTGTCCCATTTGCCACGGAAATCAGTCATTTCTGCTGGTGTGTACTGGTGTTTAATACAAATCGGACCAGCCATTATGTTAGTCTGATCGCAAAAAGCTAAGGTTTTAAGGTCAACAACCTCAGGTTTTTTATCATTTATGTTTTTTACTAGAACAAGGTCATAAATAACAGACGATTCAACAACTTCAACAATAAAATCAAAATTGTCACCAACCCATTGTTTTGCAGTAATTGAAAAAGGCTTAAATCTTTTGTCTTTTTCTAACGCTTTGCAAGCTAAGTCGTACATACTTTTGTTTTTTGCACCAGCGTAACCAAGTTTGTATTTGGTGTATATAGCTAATTTCTTTGAACTTAATCTGTTATTCATTGTTGACCTATGTGTTTAACTACTACTGCTTTACTACTACATCAGGATGGTTAGCCAATGCTTCGCTAAACCCCTCCTGTCAAAAGGATGGGTTAGCACAATCTCATCAGTCTGGCTGAGCATTATGCCTAGAATTCGCTGCTTCCCTCATCTCGGTTAAATTCTAGTAAACCGCTACGCTATGATGAGCTTACCCCGTTCGGTAACGTAGATTCTCTCGATGACCCCACCCAACGTGTCAAACCAAAGATAGCGGGTCATCCATCCATTTATAGTCTTGGAAAACTTCCTACGTTCGGCTGGGTTCTGAGTCCCACTTTGTTCGCAGCTAACTTTGGTCTGCGTTCCGTTCAGGCATAAAAAAACCGCTTAAATCTGCATCTTGGTGGAAGACCCCCGTAAAAGGGGCAAGATACAGACTTAAACGGTCTACATCGGCTTCCACACCAATGCTTACATTCTACACAAATTTACAACTAATGCAACTCAGGCCAGATTGTTTTCCAACTTTCTGGAAAAATATCTTTTCGGTGTATCACGCCCTGAGACAGTCGCTCAAGTTCAGCAGCCATAAAAATCAGCTTGTCTGGCGGTATACCGTTGTTCTTCCACTGGCTAACAGCAGGAACACTGACCCCACACAACTTTGCAACCTTAGTTGTGCCCCCTAGAATCGTGATGATTTTACCGTTGTCCATGTAGTTATCTTAACCCAACAGAACAAGGGTGCAGAAAGTTTATTTTTTTAGCCTACTTTTTTCATACTTGCACAATCTGTTTAGATAGCTTAATATCTACCTACTGACATACCCGTCAGGACAACATATAGGTGCAAAAATGAATGAATTAGCAAAGGCATTAGTCAAAGCTCAAGCTGCTATGAACCACGCAGCGAAAGATAGTAAAAATCCCCACTTTAAATCTGCATACAGCTCACTAGCATCAGTCATTGACGCTGTGCGCCCAGCTCTGTCTGGCAACGGTCTTGCATTTGTGCAAAAGTTGCATACCGCAGACGGTGGTGTAGCAGTCGAAACTGTACTGATTCACGAGTCAGGTCAAGAAATGTCTTGTGGGACGCTGTTTATCCCTGCAAGCAAGCAAGACGCACAGGGCTTTGGTTCAGCGCTTTCGTATGCAAAACGCTACAGCCTGCAATCTGCGCTTGGTATCGCATCGGCTGACGATGACGGTGAAGCAGCCGTTAAATCGCCGCCTAAGCAGCCAGTAGCCGTGACGATAGATATGGACTACGCAGTAGACGAAATGTCTGCACAGCCTGATTTAGAGGCTTTAAAGGCGTGTTTTGCGAAATGGTACAAGTCTGCGCCTGATTCGCAGAAAGAAGTGCTGAAAATGA